CCCCGCTCGCGAGTCCTGTAACACCAGCACCAGTTCCCAAAACATTAAAACCGTATACACCTGTTCCAGTGCCACCAGAAATTCCCTGTACTGCTATCCCGTTACTGTCAGAAAAACCATTTACAGCTGGAGACCCGACACAATAAATTCCAGCATCAGCATTGCTAGACGTATTAAATTGCCCAGCGTAAGTAAATGTGTTTAATAGATCGACACCATTAAAACGGGCATTACCAGTTATAGTGATGTTTGCGGTCCCGGTTATATTCCCGGCATTTACTGATCCTAAATTTGCCGTGATAGCTGATAAAGTAGACACGTTTAATTTAGACGCGGTTATGCTACCTGTTGCTATTCTTCCAGCTGATAACGTACCATTTATTATTGAATCGGCATTTAAATTTAGGTTATTCGGTAAATCCACCTGAATTGTGCGCGGTGTTGCTGTGCTAAGCTCTAACGCTCTTGAACCAAGTATAGTTGCCATCAGATAAGCACCTCAACTTTAGTGGTTAGGTTAGCCCAGTTAACAGATAAGCCGATAACCTGACCATCTTTTATAGAATCCATCCCAAAACGTGGATATTTGATTTTTATTTGCTGGCCTAACGCTAATTGTATTAGCCGTGGAGCGCCTGTAAACGCCACAATAAAACGTGGTTGCTTATATAAGTTAAGCAATCGATTGGCTTCTGTAGTAGCATCGGATTCTTTCAATAGTAACGTATCGACTGCTATTGGCTCACTATCTAAACTGTAAGCAGTTTTTACCGTATTATCTTGCGCTGTAACGCTTACGTATTCAAGCGCATACATGTCCTTGTGTGTTTTTGGTATTCCGGTTTGTAGCCCCGGCTGAACCGTCCAATTTTTATCAAAATTCACTTTAAAAGCAGCTTTAACGGGCAGCTTTGCTGATATCGATAAACTGCCTTGGATGATATCGTTTTCATCAATAGTAAAAGCATCAACTAGCGGTGATATCTCAAGTTTTAAAAGCTGCAATTTGCCTAGCCTGGACATAACCAATTGAGCGCCAACGCTATTTGCTATTGAATTACAAACGTTTAAAGTATTTTCCCTAGACGTTAGATAAATACCTATTGGCATTGGGTTTGCTGTGTCGAATGAAGCAAGCTGAACCGTATCAAAATCAGCCGTTGTTAACTTTTCAGTGCCACCAAATACAGTCGCAATTCTTTGAATTATTTTTGATGCCGTGGTATTCCAAACTGAAGGCTTATCGCCTTGAATGCTTGTTGTAACTTGCCCGAATGGTTGATTCGTTAGGGTAAATTTTCCCGCTGCTAGATTCTTTGTAATAGCTACTGGTACGCCATTATCACGGACTTCGATAACGTCCTCGATAGCACCTGAATGGACTTGAAATTCTAAAGTTGCTGGATTTGATAGAAGCGGCGTGACGTTAAAGCACTCACCGAAACACAGTGGTATTAACTCATTTTTATTAACCGTAGTTCCGCCCAATTTTGCTTCGGTCATTGGGGTATTGAGTCTTTGCAGCTTGTCTCTAATCTTGATATTTATTGAGCCTTCTGACCGGCTGTCTATATCATCAACAACGCCACTAAAAATGGTTACAAAATCAGCGCGAATCCAACGAACATCACCAACATAAACATTTACTGACTTATTAACCCAGATATCAAATAACCATGAATCTATCGATCCATCCAAGTTATATAATTCAATGTCACCAAAACTCATGGAAGGCTGGCCATCTATGCTCATGCGCTCAATTAACTGAACTGAATCAGCATTGACTATAGGGTCATAAATTTGCGATACGTTTGAGTATGCTTTGCTTGATAAATACCGAGTGATATTCGATCCACCAACATTTGTCACAACTTCAACAAGCACGCACCTAATCGCGCCACTATCATCTAGCCAAGCTGGAAAATCAACTGCCATTATGCGATCCTCAACATGCTTCTGTTATTCCACGATCTGTTTTTTTCTGACTCAACCAATGCTTGAGAAATTACCTGTGCGTTTTGTCTATTAGTAATATCAGTAACTTTGATCAAATCACCAGTTTGCGCATTTTGATCTGCGCGTAATTTGGCTATTTCTTCACGTAATTTTTTTATTTCATCTGTTGTGGAAGAAGGAACAATTGCTTCAGCTCTGTGAACCATTGCCAAGCCACTTCTTGAAATAAAATCAGTACCTTTTGCAAATGACGGCAGGTTATTGTCTTTAACGAACTTCTCAATATCTTTAAGTGGTATTCCTGTTACCGAAGAAAGTTTTTGTGATGAAATTCCGTACTTAACAGCGGCATCATAAATCTCTTTGGGTGAATGATTTTTGACGAATTCTTTTATTTGGTTATCACTGATACCTACCCCACCAGGCAACTTTGTAACATCATAACCGGCAGCTAATAACTGATCATTTGACACGCCGTATTTAGTAGCAGCATTTGCGACCTGCTGCGGTGTTAAATTCGGATTGTCAGCAAGAAACTGCTTGATTTGATCGGTCGTTATAGATGGATTACCGCCACCATTCAAAACAGAATCGTTTAGCTCTTTAATGAGGTCAGCTAGACTCTTAGTATTTTCTTCAATATCGATTAAATACTTGACACTCTGATCGAGTGCATTTAACTGTTTAGTTGCCACATCTACTTGTGATAAAGCTGATTTTTCTGCGTTTTTAAGTACGTTTTGAACTAAATTAAAATCGCTTACAAAAGCAGCACCTGAAGCATTGTATATCTGGCTTGCTTTTAAGAATTCCTGGGCAACTGATGGTAATTGTGCGAGCGCATCTTGGTCACCCTTATCAGCCTTTGCTCGAACAATATTGAATTGATTTCTTGCTTCTTCAAGCTTTTGCTGTGGATTTAATGGCGATAAATCGCTCAATAAAAGCCCGTCCCTGAACCCTTTTATTTGTTGTGCGATATCTTTGAACCGGCTTACAGTTTGCTCGATCTCTGAACGTTCACGCTGATAGGCTGATACCAAAGAGCTTCTAATACCAGCAAGTTGATTTTCCTTCTCAATCAGTTTCTCGGTAGTTCTATTTACATGGTCCCTGGCTTGATCGAACTGATCAAAAGCTTCTACCAAATTAAGTAATCCGGCCGCCTGTTCGCTCGAAACACCGCCAACTTCTTTCACGCTTTTAATTAGTTTTACAAAATCTGAACGTGTAATGTTAGCCGTGAATCCAAGCTTCCTCATTTCAACGTCTAAGGCATTAAACATTTGCCCGTAACGCTCTGAATCAGTTAGGAAATTATCTATAAAGAAGCTTATTTTTTGACTTGCTGAATCTATTCCGCCAAGTTGATCAACCAACTGAGACCGCATTGCGACAGGCAATGACATCAAAGACTTTTGCGCATCCTGAGCGCTTGCACCGACAGCAACTAAAGCGGTTTTTAATACTGAAAATTCGCCGCTTAGTCGTTGCAAAGTTTGCATACTGCTTTCGCCGACTTTTTTTACTACATCAACCTGGCTTAAAATCCCGTCTGCAAGCTCATTTCCAACGCTATCTATGAAATCTCTGACTGCTTCTTCTGTTAATCTTTTACCTTTTTCTGATTCTAGTCTTACTTCTTTGCTGAAATTTTTAACGAAATCTGTACTGAGACCCATTGTTTCAGCGAAACCTTTTACGGAATCACCAAAACCTTTAATTGTTTGATCAAAAAGAGCTATAAATGCTTCGGAATTTGGGGAATCTTGCTCTTTGTGCTTATTACCAGAGAACAGACCGCCTTTTGACCTGAATATATCAGTCACTCGACCATCAAAACCGCCTGCGCTAGCTGTTCCTAACGCCACTTCTTGGCGGAACTTGTAAGGCTCTCGACCGAATAATTTGTTGAATACACCCCCTAAAACGGCACCTAAAGGTCCTGCTATAGCAGCACCGATCAATGAAGTAGTATTCCCACTCAAACCACCTAGCTTATTTTCTCCAGCAATAGAACTGCCTATCCCTACACTAGCACCTAAAACGCCTAACGCGCCAGCAATAGACGATAGGCCTCCAGCAGACCCAAATAAACTACCGAGTCCACCAAGTTTTGAAGTGGTTCCTGTGCTACCCCACAAGGCTAAAGAACCTTGCTGCGCAGCCAATTGCGTTGGATTAACTCTGCCGAAAAGGCCACCTAGCGACGCAATACCAAGAGCATTTTGAACGCCAGATCCAACCGCGCCTGTTCCACCTATTCCGCTACCTATTCCGCCTATCCCAATTTGGCCAAGAAATGAACCAGCACCAACCGACTGCAACAATTTTGTTGCAACAATCTGAGATACTATCTGAGATACGGTGCTTAAAATTCCATCCAGAAGCCCACGCGCACCAGCTTTAAAACCGTCTCGAAACCCTTGCTCTATTCCAAAAGCAAGATTTGATTGAATATTTCGAGCCGCCTGGATAGAAAATTGATTGTAGTTAGAAAGCTCTGCAGCCCTGATACTGTCACCGGCTTTTTTTGCTTCGCTGACTTGTAGCAAAGAAACCATTTCCTTGCGCGCAGCGATCTCTTTATTGATCTCAGCAATCGCTCCAGAATTTTGCGTGATCGCTTTTTTTTCTTCTAGCCTTGCGATAGTAGTTAATTCAATTGCGTGCTCTAGGCTTATCTGCCTTGTCTCTGAAAGCTTCAGAGCCTGAGATTCCAATTGCATTGAATTGAGACGATCTTGAACTGATCTCGTGCTTTGCTGATACGGTCTCAGTAAATCAGCTTGAGCCTGTCTTTCTTGCTTGAGTAGTTTTATGTACTCACTTTCGGCTCGTCCAGAATCTTTTGTTTCTTTGTTGATTGCTTTCTTAGCAATGACAGATTTTTTTGTTTCCTTGTCAGTTTCTGAAACAGCTAAAGAGAATCTTTTGGTGGCATCAGCAGCGGCATCATTAACAGCTATCGTCTCTCTACTTGTGACAATAGCTTTCTTTAGATCTGATTCTAACTGTACTAGTTTTTCTCTTTCGTGCTGTAACGCATTGTTATCAAAGAAGAAAGATCCTTTCTTGGTCTCAAGTTTTGATATTGTTTCTTGAGTCTTTAATATCTCTCTGCGAATCTGTCCGACATCGCCCAATATTTTAGGATTGCCGAATGATTCAGCGAATAATTGCTTAACACCTGCAAGCGCACCAGCAAAAATCCCGCTTTGCTGTGTAGCCTTAACCATTTCATCCGTGATCCTGGATAAACTTGGTATCAAACCTTGCACCAGCTCACGACCAAGAACTCCTACTTGACGTCCAAGAATGTCTAACTGATCATTAAATTGTTCTGCTTTTTTTGCGGATTCTTCTGTTACTGGATTAAGTTTTTTTCCTTGCTCTATTAGATCCTCTAGACCTCTAGCACTGCTCGATAAAAGAGGTATCAAGTCGGTCATGCGCTGACCAAAGATCGACGTGAATGCAATCACCCTATCCTGATCGCTCAACCTACTTAACGCATCAGTGAGCGCTAGCAATTGCTTTTCTGGACTTAAGTCTTTAAGCTTTTCGTACTCTAGACCTAATGATTTTAATTGTTTCGCCGCGGTGCTTGTTTTGTCGCCACTTTCAGCAACTAAAACGGAAAACTGCCTAGTTAACCTTGCGACTTTTTCGAGTTCTACGTCAGCTTGTGACGCAGCAAACTCAAGACCAGCTAGTGACTCAACCGCTAGCCCTGTTTTTTGTGATAATTTAGAAAGATTGTCCTGCGCATCTATAGTTGATCTAGTGAGAGCAACGAAAGACCCTACCGCAGCAGTAGCACCAATCGCAGCTAATGCGGTCGATACAGTTGCCGCTGTAGATGATAACTTTGAAAGATTGCCTTGCGCGCTAGCAAAAGCAGCCGCAGTGCTGTCTTTAGCCGTTATTTCAATCCGTGTTATTGCTGTTGTCATTATTCTATGGCTTCAACTTGATCCTGAAAAATCAGCAATAAATCAATCGTTAATTCGATATCTTTTACATTTACATAGGCTGCAATATCATCAAGCGAAGCCCAATCGATTTTTCCTTTCATTAGGTTCCATATTCTTAAAGCTTGGATTCCTTCTTCAGGAAGCTCAACCTTGGGCGCGCCTATTTCCTTACCTATGTTTTCGTACTGGAACCAAATCTCTACTTTTTTTTCAATTCAAGTTTTCGTTCTAGCCGTTTCCATGGCTTGGTAAAGATTTCTTCGATAGACGGAGACCACCAGTCAACTTTGTTTTTAAGCGATAATTCGAATACTTCACGATCAAATTCGACAACATCATCGCTACCGCCTTCGATTAAATCGCTTTCTTTGACACCTGCCCAGCCGTACACATGAGCCTTAATCACTTCCTGGTCGTCAGTTCCTTCGCGCATGTATTTAATAATGTCAGAATCATCAGATACCGTAGCAAACAACGTAATGCCGCCGATTTTCACCTCAACCTTACGTTGTTCTCTAATCCTGTCAGCTAATGTACTCATTAACTAGCAAACCACTGTGTTTTGTTTCTTAAAGTTAGCGAAGCACTAGCGGTACCTACTGCGCCCGCACTACCGTCAAGACCTGCGCCACCAGACACATAAGCATTAAATATCCCAACATAACCCGATTTAAGTTTTACCTTGAATGCGCGACGTGTGTTTGTATCTTCGGCTTTCGACATTTCAACCGATGTAGGTGAAAGTGGATCACCATTTAAGCTCAAAGTACCTTTTGGAAAATCTCTCTGTCCAAAAATAACTTGTTTTTCATCGTCGTGAATTGTGGTCACGTCGATTTCGTTTGGTGGTGAATCAGGCAAACTGAATTGGGTAATGTTGTCGAACGTTGCAAACGTTGTAACTTTCGTTGCGGTTCCGCCGGACACGTATGTAGTCCAATTTGTTGAATCAATACCCTCAGCAACAAAAGAAACTGTGGTCGATACAGACTTAACACGAACAACGCGTTCATTAATCTCTGTCATTCCCAAAACGCCCGAAATCACAATCAAATCGCCTATCGCGAAATCATGAGTTCCTGTAATTACTGCCTCGGAAACCTTTGAGATTGCTGTGATTGTTTTTGCAACACCGAGAGCTGATTGCATTTGTACAACCGCGCCACGTAATACTTGAGGATTTGCCATTTTCTAAACTCCAGCGTCTCACGACGTTAAGGGTTTTTTAAAAGGCCCAGCGTCTCACGACGTTAAGGCCGCCTTACTACTTATAAAGCTGTTTCAGGATCGTCCGATAGAGTCACTATATGAGCCAGAAAACTCATTGTGACTTCCATTACAGGTGCTTCCCCTATAACATTAGGGCGCATTCCTGACGTTCCTTCTAAAGTTATCGATCTTGCTATCGTGTTAGTTTGCGCAAGCGCTTTTTCAACATCTACGCACAGCGAATCAGCAACATTTTCAACACCAGAAATAGCCTCAACGTAAGCGTTTATTCTTAAATCAACAGACCTAAGTTGTTCCACTGGTTCACTAATTGTTGTATTTTGAATCTCTTCAGTTTCAGTAAAAACGATTAAAGCCGGTAATTCTGATTGCGATAACGGATAAGACCTGTTTGTAAAAACATTATTCATAGCAGAAGTCTGACCAAGTAAAGCAACAACAATCTGACTTCTGAGCTGTTGCCTGACGTGGCTCATTGTTTCTCCAGAATCAACTTGGTCATGCCAGCGCCGTTAGGTTGTAATCCGCGAACCTTGTACTGCATAACGCCGCTGCTAATAACCATTCCGTTCGTAACAACTCCTATATCGCTTTCTCTGCATTCAAAAACAGGTGCCTGCGACTCAACCATTCCTACCGTAACGTATTCGTTATTAAACACACCATCCACAATATTTCCATTAATCAAAAATGAGTGGTTAGCTAAGTGGCTAATACCAGCATCATTGATGCGTTGCTGTAAGATTGCGAACGGTGTTGGCATTACGCACCAGATGGAGGAACAACACCAATCCGCATTCTCACAGTTGCAGAAGGATTAGCAGCGTCCAACAAAGCAACCCCAACGCACATTTGAGAAGCAGAGGTTTTGTTTACAACCTTATTAGTTGCGTCCCAAAACAATCTGTCACCGGCAGTAATTGCCAGCGCTGAAGTTTTAGCGATATCTACAACGCCACTCAACAAAAACGCGCCCTCAGTGTTTGCTGCTACGTCTGCTTTAGCAACTCCAAATAAAGCGGTTCCGACTAAATAACCAACTCCTGACGCCACCGCAACTGTCGGTGTAAAATCAACCGTATCACCTTTTTGAATAAAGTTTTTCATTTATTAAGCTCCAACGTTTTTGTAAAGTCCTCGATAATCAATTGCTTTAGCTGCGAAGTCTAAGCGTGCTTTGATTTCCATTCCGTCAACATCAAAACCTTGACGAGTTTCGATATAAACACCCTCATTTCCCTCTAGGTAGCAATACTCGATTGTGTCAATCTGCATAGGATCAGCTGCAAGATACCAAGCAGTTGCGCTTGCTGCATCTAAGCGACCTTCAACAACAGTTACCAACTCACCTAAAAATGGGTTTGCTGAGCTTGGCTGAGTTGGGAAGATAGGAGGATTAGTGAACTGCCATGCGAGTGTTTCTAAAGCAGCAGGAACAATCAGATAACGAGGAGATAAATTCATCACCACGCTTTGCGGTGTTTTTTGCAAACGCATTAATTTACGCGCAACACCTAAAGACGTTATATCGATAACTGTGCCTGTTGATGTCAGATTAGCGTGATTAGCAGCATGGAAAAGCGCTGATCCATCAGCCAAAGCAGCGTTATCAGTCAATATTTTGTAAACAATATCGCTTTCGTAGTTAGCAGCAGCAGTTGCGAACATGGCAGGTATACGAGTGAATGCTGACATATCATCATTAACAATTGCTTGTCTTGTGAGCCCGATAACTTTGCCTACCGTAGCCAATTGATATGTTTCTTGACCTTCTGAAACAACACCTCGTTTAAACTCGCCGTTTTCCGTTACCTTTTCAAGTTTCGGAGCGTCCGACATAAATATTCGATTAATCGTTTTAAAATCAGGTGCGGTAGTTCTGCGCGCCCAATTTGTAAAAGTTCTTGGTGCGGCTTCATAAGCAGTTCTTAAAGATTTGTTTGCGACATTAGAAAGAATGATCGGCAGATCTGAAGTAGCCATAAAAGCACGTTCAGCAATCGCCATAGGGTACATACCTTCTGTCTTGATCCCACGAGCTTCAACAGAACTACGAGCGAAATCTATCAAACGCAACCCAGCAAATCTGCGACCACCGTCTGTCATTTTGTTGCGACTAGGATCGGCGCGATACAGCAGAGCGTCTGTCATGTGTTCTTGACGTGTTTCATTTTCATCAACCATGGTAGCTACATCGCCATAGTGGATAGTGGGAGACTTAGCTTGACGTTTTGCTAACTCATCAAAAATTTTCTGACGAGCCTCATCTAGAGTAATTCCGCGCTCAATCAGATCATTCGCGAATTTCTCATCTAGTCCGACTGTGCGAACAGCTGAACCGATTCCAGAAATACGAGCACGTTCCAATTTTGCACCTTCATCAGCAGCGCGTTTTTCAACTTCTTTTAAATCTGGCGCAATAACTGGTTCGCTTCGAACTTCCTGAACAATTTCTTTCTCAACTGGCTTTTCCTTAACCGCTTCTGTCATGATAGTTTTTTCCTCTTCGATTGATCTTTTGCCTATCCCGACAGTCGGGTCGGCAGGGATATCACATAATGTGATCTCTACTGGTTGCCACTTTGTTACTCGGTATTTGGCAGGCTGACCTTCTTCCTGCGCAATAAGTGTTTTTTCAATAATTCGATAGCCGACGGATACACCTGGAATCAGGTTGTCTTTTATGTCCTGCAGCAAACCTTCCATGCCTTCTCGCCTAGACATCTTGACTTCAACGTAACCGCGACCGGCTTGCAGCCATGCCATGGTCGTACGTCCAACTGATCTCAAGCCAGACTTCTCGATTGCGTCCATGCCGTGATTCAATATCACAGCAGCGCCTTCATTTAAACGCGATAGATCGACTTCAGATTCGTTATGACCAAGGACCTCGATCCAAGGATCATCAAAAAAAGGTGTTCTTAAATAAGGTGTTTCTGAAGAAAATGGGAAACGTAGAACGACATTGTCGCTCCCGTCTTTTTGGGTGATTGCGCTATCATCGACCTCAAGATCGAATTGACGTTTGACTAAATTTTCTTGTGAATCTTCTTTGATTTTTGCTGACATTCACACAATCCATTAATGATTATGTGAATTTTCACAGACACCCGTTCTAATATATAGAGTGGTTTTAGAATAATACGCTACTAATCAAACTGTTACGTTTGAATGTCTTTCTGACTCTCGTTTTGTTGGTTTTGATCTTCAGGGTTACTCTGAAATCCTGATTGTTCTTTCTTGACAGGATATTCGATTCCAGCAGCTTTGAACTTTTCACGCTCAGCTTTAAGCTCTTCCAAAAGAACGTCAGGATTAAAACCACGGGCACGCACAGCCTCTGACCATGTCTTAAGACCCATGGTTAATTCTAATTCTTCGCCTTGAACATCTTTAAGTGGATCAACCCAATCAAATCTTGGTGTCGTCCAATCGTAATCAATCTCGGTTGTTTGGATCAATCCAGCAGCAAAAGCGGTGTCTAAGAACTTCTCCATGATCCTATTCAATACTGAAGGTATAAAACTTAACCACTGCCATTGCTCGATTTCTCTTCTAGCATCCAAAGTACCTGCACGAATGGAAGAATAGTTAACTTGCGAAAGATCACCAGTTAATTGCTCATAGGTAAGAGATGGACACCCTACCGCAAACTCTCTCAAACGATCCCTTATGTAACCGATGTCGCCTTGAGACGTAGAAGGATTCGTAAACGTAAGCTTTTCTCCTGGGCTTAAATACTGAACCATCCCAGGAATAAGCTCCTCAATCCTCATTTGATCATCCGAAGATTCATCTCCTATACTCCTGTTCTCGTCATCAGTCTCAACAACCGCCGCTATACATGATTCAGCAACTTTCCTCACCAGTGTAGCTTCTATGAACTCATTTAAATTATGAGCGGTCATCATCACAGGAGCCAGAACCGGAACTCCTCGCATCTGGCCTGGCCTTTTTCTGTCAAACGAATGAATCACATCGCTTGCAGGGACGCGGCTTGATTTAATCGTTGTGTTAATTATGTTCTCGCCCGGGTGCTGATTGAATAACCAATAGGCAACGCGCTCTCCAATTGGAGAAAATTCTATGCCGTTTTGGATCCATCCTTTATTCTTCAATCCTTCGTTTTTATTTGTGTCAATGAAATCAGGTTCAAGTAACTGCAATTGAAGTGGAACTGGCAAGCCATCCGACATTTTTCTGTAACGAAAACGAATCAAACATTCGCCTGATTCTGCTTCAGTATTTGATATAAGTTTTTGAAGCCCATATAAATCATATTGACCATCCGCGTCACATGCCTTTATCCATTTCTTCCAGAGCGCAGCAACACTCTTGTCGTTGATGGTAGCCATGATGCCTGTGCCAATTCTATTGGATGATAAAACCCGCATAGCTTTTGACGCGTAGGGATTGTTGCGAACCAGCTCTCTTGAGCGGTTTCTTAAAATAGATAGTTGTGGGAGAATTTCAGAGTTGGCAGAACTGCCCGCAGCTACCCAACCGTTTGAACGTCGATCAGTTCTAGCTCCATCGTAAGATCTTTTTGTAACTAAATTAATTACACGCTTACCCATATCCGCCCTGACTTTCTCAAGTTTTGACATTATCGATTACCAAATTTAATGTAAGAGAATCTCTTTTTCTTTGTCCCGCTTGCGCTTTCTAATCCAATTTTTATAATATCCCGAGCTTTAAGAAGATCACTCATCGAGCGATATGTCACAGATCTTCCATCCGGACCTGATATCGTTAATTCACCGCTTGCAATAGCTCTTTCTATTGCTGTTAGTTGATCTATCGTGAATGACATTTTCTATTTCTCTTCAGTATGTTATAAACTGTTGCTCGTGATATTCCTGTCCGTTTAGCGACAATCTTTGTATCTTTAAATTTATTAAACTCAGTGACGACCACCTGATCAAAATTATCTGGCCTGGCTCTTACATACACACTATTTGCCCTATACTCATTTCGTACTAGATTCACAGATTTTTCAACCTGGTCCGGCAGAACTCCGTTTTGAATTAGAACTTCAGAAACCCTAGATAAAATATCTACCATTTATTCATCCGCCTTTGTCTCATGCGTTCTAACAGGCCGCCGCTAGATAATCTATTCCTTCCGCCGTCGTTTGTTTTCTTTGCTTGACCATTCTTAACTCGTTTGTTATTTACGCCATTGTTTTGCAATCCAAAAATACATCTATCCCAATCCCTCTCGCTAAATCTGTGCGCTCTTATTGAGTGATGATGCAAAGCAGCGTAAGCATAAGTCAAAGTATCGAGCGGCTCATTCCTTACACCATCGTGTTTTTTCTCATAACGTTTTTTAGATCTGTTATAAGTTTCTGATATCAATCCAGAAAAATATTCACTAGATAAGTCACGAGTAAACCTAAGCTTCCTGTCATTTGGATCTTTATCTCCATCGGTCAGCATTCTCGAAAACAGCGCATGCTTCACCTCTATCGTACCAACCTGGTGCACACGAACACCCTTAGAGTAAGTTTTACCTTTCCAAGTAACATCAATCATTGCGCCCCTCGAGATTGGTTCAGCGTCATATCGCGATGATCCCTTTATAGCAATAGGTGTTGGTATAAATCCATGCCTAACATAACTTTTAACTGCTTCGCCTCTATGACCGCCTGTATCAATTGCGGTGGCTCTTATTTGCATAATCAATCCAGACTCATGCTGTATTCCTCGATTAATCAATTCCGTCAAATCATCCCAAACTTGATCGTTAGCCGGATCACCTGGTAGCTCTATGTAATCCAACACCCACCCCGTTAGGTTACGACCCCAACCAACAATCTGTACAGCTAGACGGTTGTCCTGTGTGTCAACGCCAGCAGTTATTAAAAGCACACCTTCCGGAGCCACTCGAAGTGAATAATGTTCAGCGCGATCGACCAGTGACTGATAGTCAACAACCTGAATATTGCGCTTCCATGGCCTCGCTAGCCTGGTGTTATAAAACACAACCATCATGCTATCGTTGCCAGTGTCCAAAAGTTTCCTTGCGGCCTCATACTCGCGCCACAAATCCAGCCAAGACATCCAACCGTAAGGCAAGAACATTGAATGGGAAGTAAACGATTCTGTCTCGCCATCACCTCCAATGGGTTCTGACCATAAACCGTTCTTAAACATAACCAGCTTATCTGATTCATAGTGCATACCGCCGCATTCAGAGCACGGGTACATGGCTGTCTTCTGATCATCAGATACAATTAGTTTTTCAAAAACTAAATCCTGAGCATGTCCGCAATGTATACACTCAGCTAGAGCGTGACGCTGAGTTCCTTCAATAAACAAATCATAAATGCGAGACTCTCCATCTATTGTGGGAGACGAGTAGTAGTAACTTTTTTTATTATGTGCGAAAGTAGTCTGTCTTGATTCAGCGAGCTTAACAGGATCGCCCTCGCCATCTACATCCACATCAGCCCTATCAATTTCATCAAAAGCAACACGGCGCGCTGGCACTTCAGACAGATTCGCGGCAGATCCAGCAGTAGCTATAAACAGCGATCCGCCGATAAACTCTTTTGTGTCTAAATTATTTATTGCTGATCTGGAATTTGGTTTTGCAAATCTCTCGCGCAACACATCCACTTCAGCAACTGTCTTGTCGACACGAGCCGCGATACGCTTTTGCAGTTTTCCGGTAGGCATTAATAACAAGAAATTAGCAGGAGACTGATGCACGCTTGCGCCAATCCAATTTAAAGCTATTTGCGTTTTATACATCTGGCTCGAAACCATACAGACAACGCGCTTGCATGGATGATCATCAGATAGAGCACGCATGATCTCTCGTGCATGTGGCGTTCTCTTTGTCCTGTACCTGCCGTATTCGTTTGATCCAGAAGATTTTGGGATAACCATAAATTTATCAGCCCACTCATCGACAGATAAATTTAAATCCGGGAGGATAGATTCGTTAAGCTGATCAAAGAATCTTTCGTAAAGTATCATTCGATGACAGGAAGCTTAGTGAATCCAATTAAAGTTTGCCGCAATTCTTCCGATAATATTGATTCGATTTCCGTATTACTTTTATTAACAAGATCAGGAGAGATACGACGCGATAAAGTCATTAGCCCGTCACGAAACTGACGGCCTCTTTCGAATATAGCTCTCTCGACTTCTTCTTTTTTAACTAACAATCCAGAATTAACCTCGTAATCTAACTTTGCTTGAAGCGCCAAATACTTCTCACGTACTGTACGAGCATTCTGAAAACTGTTTGAACTGGCAGTATCATTGTATTCATTGTTATCTGCATTCCTTAACTTTGCGTGCCTCTTGGCCACGTCTGCTCGGTTAGGGTCAGAAGTGTCATGTATTCGCTGTCTGCTTGATTCAAAATCAAGCACGCCAGGTGATACAAAAACAAGTCGACCGGCCTTCTTAAATTGACTTATAGCCGCTTTACTGTATCCATACTTCCTTGCAAATTCTGCTTGTGATCCTGTTATCATTTAGCGTAATTGTTAAAGGTTAATCCAGTGCTTTCTAGTACAGCGTCTTTGCCGGTGAAGTCTTGCCAGCGTTTTACTATCACATCAATATAATTAGCAGACATTTCAATACCATAGCAAGTCTTGCCGGTTTTCTCGCAAGCGACGAGAGTCGATCCAGACCCAAGGAACCCATCAAACACGGAATCAAATTCAAAATCAGAGAATATCTGAACAAAAAGACCAACCGGCTTTTGAGTAGGATGGACGCGAGTAGATAACTCAGTTTTATGATCCCCTTCTCTAGACATGCCGTTCCATAAATGAGAATAAAGTTTTGCTGATTTGCTTAGACTGCACCATGCAAGCTCAACATCTGCAAAGTTACCTGTATTCTTTTTGTCCCACACCAACCAACAATGGGAAGGGGTTAAGAAATCAGTAAAATAGTTCCCACCCCATATAATGAAGTTCTCAAAACCTGCGGACAAACAAGTAGAATAGAAGTCTCTAGCGGTTTGTGTTGTATCGTCGCCTATAATAACAGGGTAATCTTTAGCATCCACAACCTTGCTGCCACCAACCTTCCCGAATTTTGGGACTCCGCCACCATCAACTTTACCGACTGCACTGACGATACTAATGCCATATGGTGGATCAGTAAAAACCATATCAGCTATTTCACCGTCCATTAACTTCTCAATATCATCAATACTAGTACTATCCCCACACATAACGCGATGATTCCCAAGTATCCAAATATCACCTTGTTTGCTTACTGGATCTTCTGTTAACTCAGGAATGGCATCGTCATCAGTTAAACCTTCTTTCTGCGGTTCATGTTCATCCATTAACAAATTAAATTCTTCATCACTGAATCCAGTTAAATCAATATCGAAGTCAGCTAGCTTTAATTCTTCCAGCTCTAACTTCAACATTTCTTCATCCCACCCGGCATTCAACGCAATCTTATTGTCAGCAATGACATACGCCTTCTTTTGCGTGTCTGTTAAATGGCTTAACTCAATGGTGGGCACTTCACTTATCCCCACTTTTCGTGCCGCAAGTACACGCCCATGACCCGCAATGATTCCACCATCTTGATCTATAAGAACAGGATTATTAAATCCAAACTCACGAATGCTTGAGGCGATCTGCAATACTTGCTCTTCGCTATGCGTCCTGCTGTTGCGTGCGTATGGTATTAAATCATCTACATTCTTGACAACAATCTTCACTTGTAAGCCCTTGATAGTTAGATTACGAGGTTAATTCTGGATTGTTAGTTAAAAAAGCAGATGTCGAGCGAGCTATATTCGAAAGAGGCAGACAGTTTCGTGATGGTCTCATGACTTTATCGCGTCGTATCTCTCCTGATCTTGTTAATAAAAGTAATACGGAAATCGAATCAATATTATCGGAAGAATTGCGGCAAACTTTAATTGGATTCACTAAGCTTCCTGTCATCGAATGATACTTTACGAAAGATTCTTTGACCAGCTTAACGAATCTATCCTGCCGGATTTAAATTTATCTGTCGACGAGTGGGCTGATAAATTTATGGTTATCCCAAAATCTTCAGGATCAAACGAATACGGTAGGTATAGGACAAAGAGAACACCACACGCACGAGAGATCATGCGTGCTCTATCTGATGATCATCCATGCAAGCGAGTTGTTTGTATGGTTTCCAGCCAGATGTATAAAACGCAAATAGCTTTAAATTGGATTGGTGCAAGCGTGCATCAGTCACCTGCTAATTTCCTGCTATTAATGCCGACAGGAAAACTGCAAAAGCGTATAGCGGCTCGTGTCGACAAGACAGTCGCGGAAGTTGATGTGTTGCGCGATAGATTTGCAAAACCCAATTCCAGATCAGCAATAAATAATTTAGATACAAAAGAGTTTATCGGCGGTTCGCTGTTTATAGCTACAGCTGGATCCGCTGCTAACTTATCCGAAGTTCCAGCGCGCCGTGTTGCGTTCGATGAAATTGACAGGGCGGATGTAGATGTTGATGGTGAGGGTGATCCAGTTAAGCTCGCTGAATCAAGACAGACTACTTTCGCACATAACAAAAAAAGTTACTACTACTCGTCTCCCACAATAGATGGCGAGTCTCGCATTTATGATTTGTTTATGGAGGGAACTCAGCGTCACGCTCTAGCTGAGTGCATACATTGCGGACATTCTCAGAATTTAGTTTTTGAAAAACTAATTGTATCCGATGATCAAAAGACAGCCATGTACCCGTGCTCAGAATGCGGCGGTATGCACTATGAATCAGATAAGCCAGCTATGTTTAAAAATGGTTTATGGTCAGAACCTATCGGAGGTGATGGTGAGACAGAATCATTTACTTCTCATTCAATGTTCCTTCCATACGGTTGGATGTCTTGGTTGGATTTGTGGCGCGAGTATGAGTCCGCAAAGAAACTTTTAGACACTGGCAACGATAGCATGATGGTTGTGTTTTATAACACCAGGCTCGCGAGGACATGGAAGCGCAATATTCAGGTTGTCGACTATCAATCGTTGATCGATCGCGCTGAACATTATCCACTTCGAGTAGCTCCAGAAGGTGTGCTTTTAATAACTGCCGGTGTTGACACACAAGACAATCGTCTAGCTGTACAGATTGTTGGTTGGGGTCGTAACCTAACGGGGTGGGTGTTGGATTACATAGAGCTACCAGGTGACCCGGCTAACGATCAAGTTTGGGATGATTTGACGGAATTGATTAATCAGGGAATACAGCATGAGTCTGGATTGGTCATGCAAATAAGAGCAACTGCTATTGATACAGGCGGTCATAGAGGCGAAGCAGTTAAAAGTTATGTTAGGCATGGATTTATACCAACACCTATTGCTATAAAGGGATCGTCGAAATATGACGCCGAACCAATTTCGAAGGGCGCAATGATTGATGTTACTTGGAAAGGTAAAACTTACTCTAAGGGTGTTCGTGTGCACCAGGTTGGAACTGTAGAGATAAAGCATGCGCTGTTTTCGAGAATGCTAACCGATGGAGATAAAGATCCAAATGACAGGAAGCTTAGGTTTACTCGTGATTTGTCTAGTGAATATTTTTCTGGATTGATATCAGAAACTTATAACAGATCTAAAAAACGTTATGAGAAAAAACACGATGGCGTGAGAAATGAGCCGATTGATACTTTGACTTATGCTTACGCTGCTTTGCATCATCACTCAATAAGAGCGAACAGATTTAGCGAGAGGGATTGGGATAGATGTATTTTTGGATTGCAAAACAATGGAGTAAATAACAAACGAGTTAAGAATGGTCAAGCAAAGAAAACAAACGACGGCGGAAGGAATAGATTATCTAGCGGCGGCCTGTTAGAACGCATGAGACAAAGGCGGATGAATAAATGGTAGATATTTTATCTAGGGTTTCTGAAGTTCTAATTCAAAACGGAGTTCTGCCGGACCAGGTTGAAAAATCTGTGAATGTAGTACGCAACGAGTACAGGGCAAATAGTGCGTATGTGAGAGTTAGGCCAGATAATTTTGATCAGGTAGTTGTCACTGAGTTTAATAAATTTAAAGACACAAAAATAGTAGCTAAACGTACAGGCATATCACGGGCAACAGTTTATAACATACTGAAGAGAAACAGAAAATGCCATTCACGATAGACCAATTGACAGCAATAGAAAGAGCTATTGCGAGCGGAGAATTAACAATATCTGGACCTGATGGTAGATCAGTAACATATCGCTCAATGAACGATCTTCTTAAAGCTCGTGACATTATAAAAATGGGATTAGATAGCGCAAGCGGAACAAAGAAAAAGAAATTCTCTTACATTAAATTTGGTAATCGATAATGTCAAAACTTGAGAAGGTCAGGGCGGATATTGGTAAGCGTGTAATTAATTTAGTTACAAAAAGATCATATGACGGAGCTAGAACAGATCGACGCTCAAATGGCTGGGTAGCTGCTGGTAGTTCTGCTAACTCTGAAATTCTCCCACAGTTATCTATTCTAAGAAATCGTTCTCGAGAGTTGGTTCGCAACAATCCATACGCGTCAAAAGCTATGCGGGTTTTATCATCCAATAGAATTGGCACAGGCATCATGGCTACGATAAACGACAAGAGCGTTGCGGCACTCTGGAAGAAATGGGTAAAGGTATGCGATGCTGATGGGCAATATGATTTTTATGGGATTCAAAAACTTATCTCAAATACCGAAGCGGAGTCTGGTGAATGTTTAATTCGCTTTCGATACAGGAAAATGGCTGATGGATTGCCAGTTCCACTTCAATTGCAGTTGCTAGAACCTGATTTTATTGATACTTATAAAAATGAAGTGTTGAAAAATAAAGGGTGGATTCAAAACGGAATAGAGTTTTCTGCTATTGGAGAACGTGTTGCATATTGGTTATTTAATCAACATCCTGGTGAGAGCATAATAAACACAACTATTAAATCTAGTCGCGTTCCAGCAAGCGACGTGATTCATTTTTTTGAAAAGAAAAGACCTGGTCAGATGCGCGGTGTTCCGGTTCTGGCTCCTGTGATGATGACAGCTCATAATTTAAATGAGTTCATTGAAGCAACGCTTGTCAGGAAAGTTGCTGAGTCATGTATAGCTGCGGTGGTCGAAACTGACGACGAGAATAGAAGTTTAGGCGACGAATCTACTGATGATCAAATGAGGATTGAAGAGCTTGTTCCTGGGATGGTTCAATATTTAAGTCCAGGTGAAAAGCTTACGTTCACAAATCCATCCACTTCTCAAGGTGATATCGGTTACATAAGAGATCGTTTGCGTGAATTTGCGGTTGGGTGTCCATCTATTACATACGAGCAACTAACAGGAGATCTTTCGCAAGTTAATTATTCGTCAATACGTGCTGGTACTTTAGATGCGAGAAGAGAGATTGAGCAGTGGCAGTGGTTAAGCTTTATCCCGATCACACTAAATCCTATAGTTAAAAAGTTTCTGGATGTTGGTTTTGCTGCTGGATTAATTCAGACAGACGATGTTGAGTATGATTGGACAACCCCAAGGTTCGATTGGGTAGATCCGCTTAAAGATGTTCAAGGCGAAGAATTAGAATTAAATATGGGTCTTAAAACATGGTCAGAGGCCGTGCGTGCTCGCGGTTTTAATCCTGATGTTCTGTTAGAAGAGCTTAAAGCAGAGCGCGAAAAGTTTAAAGCTGCAGGAATAGACTATCCTGTTAAGAAAGAACAATCAGGATTTCAGCGTAATCCACAAGATCAAAACCAACAAAACGGAAGCCAAAAAGACAGTCAAGCGTAACAGTTTGATTAGTAGCATCTTATTCTAAAACCCCTCTATATATTAGAACGGGTGTCTGTGAAAATTCACATAGTCATTAATGGATTATGTGAATGTCAGCAAAACTCAAAGAAGATTCACAAGAAAGTTTAGTTAAGCGTCAATTCGATCTTGAGGTCGATGATAGCGCAATCACCCAAAAAGACGGGAGCGACAATGTCGTTCTGCGTTTTCCATTCTCATCAGAAAGCCCTTATTTAAGAACACCTTTTTTCGATGACCCTTGGATTGAAGTTCTTGGTCATAACGAATCTGAAGTCGATCTATCACGTTTAAACGAAGGCGCTGCTGTGATATTGAATCACGGCATGGACGCAATCGAAAAATCTGGATTGAGATCTGTAGGGCGAACGACTATGGCATGGCTTCAAGCTGGGCGCGGATACGTTGAAGTTAAGATGTCGCGACGTGAAGGCATGGAAGGTTTGCTCCAGGATATTAAAGATAACCTGATACCTGGTGTATCGGTCGGCTATCGGATTATCGAAAAAACACTCATTGCGCAGGAAGAAGGCCAGCCAGCGAAATACCGAGTAACAAAGTGGCAACCCGTAGAGATCACATTATGTGACATCCCTGCCGACCCGACTGTCGGGATAGGCAAAAGATCAATTGAAGAGGAAAAAACTATCATGACAGAAGCGGTTAAGGAAAAGCCAGTTGATAAAGAAATTGTTCAGGAAGCTCGAAGCGAGACAGTTAGTATAGCTCCAGATCTAAAGGAAGTTGAAAAACGCGCAGCCGATGAAGGCGCAAAATTGGAACGCGCTCGGATTTCTGGAATTGGTTCTGCTGTTCGCACAGTAGGGTTGGATGAGAAATTCGCAACTGATCTGATTGAGCGAGGAATTACTCTCGATGAGGCTCGTCAGAAGATTTTTGATGAGTTAGCAAAACGTCAAGCCAAGTCTCCGACCATTCACTATGGCGATGTAACAACTATGGTTGATGAGACCGAAACACGGCAAGAACATATGACGGACGCTCTGCTGTATCGTGCTGACCCAAGTCGCAACAAAATGACAGATGGCGGTCGTAGATTCGCTGGATTGCGTTTGTTGGATTTTGCCCGTAGTTCTGTTGAGGCTCGTGGGATCAAGACAGAAGGCATGTATCCGATGGCGATTGCTGAACGTGCTTTCATGGCAACTTCAGACTTACCTATCATTCTTTCTAATGTCGCAAACAAGTCTTTGAGAACTGCTTATGAAGCAGCTCCAAGAACTTTTACGACTTGGGCTCGCAGAACAACTGCTCCTGATTTTAAAACGATCAGCCGAATTTTTATGTCGGATGCTCCGAAGCTTGAAAAGGTCACGGAAAACGGTGAGTTTAAACGCGGCGTTGTTTCAGAAGGCCAAGAAACTTATCAATTAGCAACGGTAGGGAAAGTGATCGGGTTGACAAGACAAGCGATTGTTAATGATGATATGTCAGCTTTCACGCGGATTCCTGCGATGTTCGCTACAGCAGCCGCTAATTATGAAAGTGATATTGTTTACGCAATATTGACGGCTAACGCTGCTTTGGCTGATGGATCTGCGCTTTTCCATGCTGCGAATCATACAAACTTAACGTCAACAGGAACAGTGATTGACATAGCTTCATTGGGCGTTGCGCGCAAATTAATGCGTTTGCAAAAAACACCTCAAGGAGTTGTTATGAATTTATCACCACGCTACCTGATTGTTCCTGCATCCCTGGAAACATTAGCATGGCAGTTCACCAATCCTCCTATTTTCCCAACGCAGCCAAGCTCAGCAAACCCATTTTTAGGTGAGTTGGTTACGGTTGTAGAGGGTCGCTTAGATGCAGCAAGCGCTACTGCTTGGTATTTGGCTGCAGATCCTATGCAGATCGACACAATCGAGTATTGCTACCTAGAGGGAAACGAGGGTGTTTATATCGAAACTCGTCAGGGGTTTGACGTTGATGGGATGGAAATTAAAGCACGCTTAGACTTCGCAGCGAAAGCAATTGATTACCGCGGTCTTTACAAAAACGTTGGAAGTTAATAGTTAGGAGAAAACTATATGAAAAATTTTATTCAAAGAGGTGATACGGTTGATTTTACACCGACAGTTGCTGTTGCGTCAGGAGTTGGTTATCTAGTCGGAACCGCTTTATTTGGAGTTGCTAAAGCAGATGTTTCGGCAAACACTGAAGGCGCGTTTTTGTTGAGTGGCGTTGTAGATATCGCTAAAACTTCAGCGCTGGCAATTACTGCCGGTGATCGATTGTTTTGGGACGCAACTAATAAAGTTGTAAATAAAACCTCGGCTTCTCAAATGTGCGTTGGGGTTGCTTTGTTGGACGCTGCTAATCCTTCTGCAACTGTGAGAATGTTGCTTGGTGTTGTTCCGCCATCTGGTGCTTAATGCCTACACCGTTTGCAATATTACAGCAACGCGTTAATGATGCTGGTATTAGCCATTTAGCTAACCACTCATTTTTGATTAATGGAAATATTGTGGATGGTGTGTTTAATAACGAATACGTTACGGTAGGAATGGTTGAGTCGCAGGCACCTGTTTTTGAATGCAGAGAAATCGATATAGGAGTTGTTACGAACGGAATGGTTATTAGCAGCGGCGTTATGCAGTACAAGGTTCGTGGTTTACAACCTAACGGCGCTGGTATGACCAAATTGATTTTGGAGAAACAATGAGCCACGTTAGGCAACAGCTCAGAAGTCAGATTGTCGTTGCTCTACTTGGCCAGACTTCTGCCGGGAATAACGTTTTTACAAACAGGTCTTATCCGTTATCGCAATCAGAATTACCTGCGCTAATAGTTTTTACTGAAACTGAAGAGATTCAAAACACAACAATTAGCGACCCAGTAGAACAACTCAGGTCTGTTGACTTAAGAATAAACGCTTATGTCGAGGCTATTTCTGGTGTTGAAAATGTTGCTGATTCGCTGTGCGTAGATGTTGAAAAAGCGCTTGCGCAAACTAACACGATCGCAAGATCGATAACTTTAGAGGGAACGTCAGGAATGCGCCCTAATGTTATAGGGGAAGCGCCCGTGATGGAAGTCACAATGAGTTTTCTGGCGCATATAGTGACTCTATCGGACGATCCTGAAACAGCTTTATAAGTAGTAAGGCGGCCTTAACGTCGTGAGACGCTGGGCCTTTTAAAAAAACCTTAACGTCGTGAGACGCTGGAGTTTAGAAAATGGCAAATCCTCAAGTATTACGTGGCGCGGTTGTACAAATGCAATCAGCTCTCGGCGTTGCAAAAACAATCACAGCAATCTCAAAAGTTTCAGAGGCAGTAATTACTGGCACTCACGATTTCGCAATAGGCGATTTGATTGTGATTACTGGCGTTTTGGGCATGACTGAAATCAATGACCGAGTTGTTCGTGTCAAATCTGTATCGACCACAGTTTCTTTTGTTGCTGAGGGTCTTGATTCAACAAACTGGACGACATACGTGTCCGGCGGAACCGCAACGAAAGTCACAACGTTCGCAACGTTCGATAACATTACCCAATTCAGTTTACCTGATTCACCACCGAATGAGATCGACGTGACCACAATTCACGACGATGAAAAACAAGTTATTTTTGGACAGAGAGATTTTCCAAAAGGTACTTTGAGCTTAAATGGTGATCCACTTTCACCTACATCGGTTGAAATGTCGAAAGCCGAAGATACAAACACACGTCGCGCATTCAAGGTAAAACTTAAATCGGGTTATGTTGGGATATTTAATGCTTATGTATCGGGTGGAGCGGGATTGGACGGTAGTGCGGGTGCAGTAGGTACCGCTAGTGCTTCGCTAACTTTAAGAAACAAAACACAGTGGTTTGCTAGTTAATGAGTACATTAGCTGACAGGATCAGAGAACAACGTAAGGTTGAAGTGAAAATCGGCGGCATTACGTTGTTTGCTACGGTATCTGATGACTCTGACATTATCAAATACATGCGCGAAGGTACTGACGATCAAGAAGTAATTAAATCTCACGTTTATGGCTGGTCTGGAGTCAAAGAAAGCGATTTAATCGAAGGCGGTAGTGATGATGTTGTCGAGTTTGATCGTGAAGTATTCGAATTATCGCTTAAAAACAAAGTTGATTGGTGGTCTCCATCTATCGAAGAAATCTTTACCAAGCCATGGAAACGGCTAGAACGAAAACTTGAATTGAAAAAAAAGTAGAGATTTGGTTCCAGTACGAAAATATAGGTAAGGAAATAGGCGCGCCCAAGGTTGATCTTCCCGAAGAAGGAATCCAGGTGTTAAGAATTTGGAATCTAATGAAAGGAAAGATCGACTGGGCGGCACTGGATGACATTGCAGCTTATGTAAATGTAAAAGACATTGAGTTAACAATTGATTTATTGCTGATTTTTCAAGATCAGGTTGAAGCGATAGAATAATGACGACAGCAATAACACGGATTGAAATAACGGCTAAAGACAGCACTGCTGCTGCTTTTTCTAGCGCGCAAGGCAATCTATCTAAGTTATCATCTACAGCGGCTACTGTATCGACCGCATTAGCTGCGATTGGTGCGACTGCTGCGGTCGGGTCGTTCGTTGCTCTCACAAGATCAACTATAGATGCGCAAGACAATCTTTCTAAATTATCCCAAAAAACAGGTCTAGCTGTTGAATCTTTAGCAGGTCTTGAGTTTGCTGCTTCCCAGGCTGATGTAGAACTCGAAAAAGTCGCAAGGTTAACTAGGCAGTTTTCCGTTTTAGTTGCTGAGAGTGGCGACAAAACAAGCACTGCTGCGAAACAATTAAATTCTCTAGGGTTAGAGTACGAAAAGCTAAAAGATTTAAGCCCAGAGAAGCAATTACTGGCTCTCACTGATGCGTTAAGTAGGTTAAGCGATCAGGATAGGGTGATTGCATTCACATCGATATTTGGTCAGCGCATGACCGATCTGATACCGCTTTTATCAGGTGGTGCTAGAGGTCTTGAAGATCTAATCGAGCAAGGGAAAAAGCTTAATCCAGTAACTGCGGAATCCGCAAAAAAATCCGAACAATTTAACGACCAATTAGACATTCTTGGCCGTCAAGTAGGCGTTCTTGGTCGTGAGCTGGTGCAAGGTTTGATACCAAGTTTATCCAGGATCACGGATGAAATGGTTAAGGCTACACAGCAGAGCGGGATTTTTGCTGGTGCGCTTGCAGGTGTTAAGCAATTATTCACTGAATCATTCGGCAATCCTAAAATATTGGGTGATGTCGGACAGATTCGCAGAGAAATATTAAAGACTCAAGAAACAATATCAAAACTTGAGACTAAGAAAGGCTCTTTCTTTTTTGATAACAATGCGTTACAGCATGAAAAAGAAAAGTTAGTATCTTATGAGGCTGAACTAAAAAAATTATTAAAAATACAATCAGAATTAAACCCGCCTTCTGATGGTAGTAGGAATGGAACAGTAAAGCCAGGAAATAAGCCTGTATTTAGTTGGACCCCACCCTCAAGTGTTGATGTAGGTAAATCAAAAAACGCTCTTAAAGATTTAAATAAAGAAATAAAAGATGCTGGCAGAATCGAAAGTGAGTATGTAAAACTACTCAAGCAAGAAAGGCAAGCTCAAGCTGACTTACTGAGACCGTATCAGCAAAGCACTCGATCAGTTCAGGATCGTTTAAATTCTATGCAGTTGGAAGCGCAAGCTTTGAAGCTTTCAGAGTCTCGGCAAATAAGTCTAGAACATGCAATTGAGCTGACTACTATTGCTCGTCTCGAAGAAAAGAAAGCGATCACGCAAAATTCTGGTGCGATTACTGAGATTAATAAAGAGATCGCTGCGCGCAAGGAAATGGTTTCTTTGCTACAAGTCAGCGAAGCAAAAAAAGCCGGTGACAGTATCAGGGCTGCAGAGCTTTCTAACTACAATCAATTTTCTATCCAGG